AAACCTCTTTTCTGCATAGGAGAATAAGGACACTTTCTCTTACCTATTGGTGATTGTTTATAAGCCATATTAATTAGACTTCATGTGTTTAGAAAGAATACTACCTAACTTCTTAAGTTGTCTAGCAGGAGCTGCAGGATTTTTAGCTGCATATCCACCGCCTGACTGATTAGTCTTCATCATCATAGGATTTTTCATCATACCTGGAGAATTTTTCTTCATCATAACACCTGATTCACCAGCTGCTAATTCTAAAGCTTTTTTCTTTTCGTAGTTACCTTGTTTTCTTTTTCCAGCTTTGTAATCAGCAATAGCATTTCTAGCATAATCTTGCTCTACTTTTTGTTTTGATTTTTTCATTGGTGCTTTCATTTTAGAAGGAGATTCAAGATTAGCAGCTTTTCTTCTTTCAGCACCTCTTTTATTTGGCGTTGGCTCAAACTGCCCTGTGTTATAATTCATCATATAACCTTGCTTTTTTGCAGCAGCTGCGTTAGCTTTAGACCGTTTAGCTTTTGCCGCATTAACAGATCCAGTTTTAACTCCTTTTTTAGTTACCATTTTTTTCTCAATATTTTTTACAATAGTTTTAGAACGTTTAGGTGTTACAGTTTTCTTACCTTTAACGTCTTTAGCTGGTGCAGAAGTTTTCTTTAATGATCTACTTTCTATTTTAACAGGTGAACCTTCTTTCATCATTTTCATACCAGACTTGCTAAGCATTTTAGCAGGTGCATCCAATATAGCTTTTTTAAGATGCTCAGGTAAGTTTTTTTGTTTGCCAACTAAAGGCTTTTTAGCTGGTGACTTTAATTTACTTGGTGATTTTTTCATTTTTGTTGGTGATTTTTTTAATTTAGCTGGCGCTCTGTTAACATCAACATCTTTACGTTGATCTTGTTTAAATGTCATGTTCTTAGCACCTCTTTTATCTCTTCTAATTTTTCTATCTACTTTTCCAGAAACTTTAAGATCTACGCCAGTACCTCTTTTATTTGCAGCTTCTTTTTCAGTTATAGATTTTTTAACAGTTCCGTCTTTTTTGTATTTAGTATAACTTCTTGTAGCTGGATCTTTAACATCTACTTGTTTTTTCTTTGTTGTTAAAGTTCTAGGCGATGCAGTATATCTTGTTTCTTTTTTAGTGCCTG